AAACTTTTCTTACGCTTGGCAAAACTGCTCCAGCCTAACTAGCTTCCCGTTAATTGATACTTCTAGTGGTACAACCTTTACTGCCACTTGGTACTACTGCACCAGCCTGGCCGATTTCCCCGCCAACATGTTCGATACGACGGGAACACTTATCTCTTCTGCTTTTACTAACGCTTGGCACAACTGTGCCCTCACCGCACAATCAATTGAGAACATCCTTGTCTCACTAGATACTAATGGTGCTACTGGTATCACACTTAGTATCGACGGCGGAACTAACGCTGACACCTCCACATGGTCAGCGGCTGCTAATGCAGCTTGGCTTAGTCTTGACGCCAAGGGATGGAACATCACACAGAATGGACCTGATCCTACCTAATCGTAAGAAGCGGTGACTAAATGACATACGCAGTCCCTGGCAACATTCGCACCCACCTTGTAAGCTCCAGCACGCTTGGTGGAGCGGACAGCCCGTTCACCCGCACGCAAGCGATACTGGACATGATGAAGGGCTGGGAAATCATGAAGGCCGTGACCCTTGGCACGGAATACCTTCGTGAAAACAGCGAAGCCTTCCTACCAATTGAGCCCCGCGAGGACTCCACCGCGTATTTAGCGCGAGTAAACCGCGCTGTATTTTCACCATTTACCCAGCGCCTGGTGCGCGCAGCAGCAGGACTAATTCTGCGTAAGCCAATCAGTTTGGTAGGCGACCCATACTGGACGGATATTTTCGCTAAGGACGTTGACGGTTGCGGCTCAGACCTAGACGAGTATGCCCGCCGCTTGCTGCTGTGCTCATTAACCTACGGGCATTGTCATACATTAGTAGATTTTCCGGCCCCAACGGGTGCCCGCAGCCTTGCGGAAGAACGCGAACTTAACCGCCGTCCGTACTGGATTGAAATCGACCCAGAGAATATCTATGGCTGGCGCCTGGACCGTGAAGTCAACTACGGTAATTTAGTACAGGTCCGCATCAAGGAAAAAGCAGTAGTCCCTGACGGCGAATTTGGCGAGAAAGTATACGACCAAATCCGTGTAATCGAACCCGGCCAGTATCGCATCTATCGCCAGGTCGAAACCAAAAAGGACATGCAGGGAGGCTTCCCATATCCAAACGCCTTCGACGCAACAGATGCCACCTCGGACTACGAGTTAGTGGAATCAGGCGACTACAGTTTGGGCCAAATCCCGTTGGTCACAACATATTCCGGCAAAGTAGACACCCTTACAAGTAAGCCGCCCTTACTTGACATTGCATATTTAAACCTGGCCCATTTCCAGCGCCAAGCCGACCTAATCCACAGCCTACACATCGCAAGCCAGCCAATTCTTGTCCTTGAAGGCTGGGACGACCAATCCAAAGACGTAGCCACCAGCGTCAATTACGCCATGGCAACCCAACCTGGCAACACAGTTTATTACGTAGAACCAGCTGCAAACGCATTTGAAGCACAGTCCAACGAAATCCGCGAGCTACAAATGCAGATGGCCACCCTTGGAATCAGCACATTAAGCCAACAGAAGTTTGTTGCCGAATCTGCCGACGCACGCCGCCTGGACCGTGTCGATACAAATTCAATGCTGTCGATGGTATCTTTGGACCTGGAACAAGCCCTACAAAAAGCGTTTAATTTAGCCGCCGACTATGTAGGAATCGCACCACCCGAAGTAAAGATCAGCCGCGATTTCGACATTGACCGTTTAATCGGGCAAGACGTAACCGCGCTGACGGCATTGTTCGAGCAAAATGTCCTGGGGCGCGACGAATTTCGTCAAATCCTTGTCCAAGGTGAAATCCTTCCCAGCGCTAGTGAGCAACAGCAGGCTGGTACTGAAACTGAGGACAGTGAGTCCGACCCAACTGAGGAATAAACGCCGAGGCATAGTCTCTTGTAAACTACATAAGTAGACTAAACGAGTACATGGAGTATGCCTACATGGGTAAGTCCTTAGAAAAAGTTACTAAGCCCGACGGTTCCGAAGTATGGGAACTCGTCGAGCTACGCGAACCGCAGCCTGAACCCGAGGTATGCAAAGCTGTTCGTAAACGCAAGCCCTCAAAGCCTGCGGAAGAAACCCCTACCACCACTTTTGACTTCTGACTATGGAAGAGCACGTCATCCAGGAAACGCCCGTGGCGAATCCTGACCAGCCCGTGGCTGCAGCCGACACCGCTCCACAGCAACCAGACCCTGCACTTGCTGTAAAAGCCGAATACGAGACCCAGCTTGCCGCCTTAAAACAGCAAGCAACTGAAGCCGAGGAACGTTTCCAAGGCATCAAATCCAAGCTGGACGAGGTCTACAAAAAGCAGGACGACCAGCGCAAACAAACGCTGGAAGACCAAGGCCAATGGAAAGACCTTTGGGAGGAAGCTAATAAAAGCGCCCAAGAAAAAGACGTGCAGATTGGTGCGTTGGAACGCCAGCTGGCAGACATGAAAGTTTCCAATGAGGAGGCTTCCATGCGTACCAGTGCTTTATCAGCAATCAGCCGAGCTGGTGCGATCAACGCCGAGCAAATGCTGCAGCTGGTACAAAACAATCTCCACAAAAAAGACAACGGCGACGTTGTAATTTTGGACAAAGGTGTCGAACAAGATATTACTAACTACCTAGGCAATTTAAAGAATCCCGGTTCAGGTTTTGAGCACCACTTCAAGCCCAGCAGCGCCGCTGGCATGGGAGCCAAGCCCACACCAAACTCAGTTATTGCCCCTGGAATGCCTAATCCATTTAAGGCCGGTAGTATTAACATAACGAGACAAATGCAATTAAAAGCAGAGGAGCCCGAACTTGCAGCTGTGCTGGAAAGGGAAGCTTCTTTGTAGCCCCGGTGGGGCTTGTCTCACCAAGTCCGTGGCTTGGACCCCGCACACCTTTAACGTTGGTTTTCTAAGATGGCCGCACCATTTCAGAATTATTCCGGCGGTGTCCTTCTCGCGGACATCGTAAAGAGGAATAATCTCAGCACCTATGTGTCTGAGGCAGTAAAAGAGCGCAGCTTGTTCATCAAGTCTGGCGCTGTTGTCCGCAACCCATTGCTGGATGCCCGCGAAGGCGGCACCCGCATCCAAGTCCCTGAGTTCAATCCAGTATCTCCAACTGAGGAGATCATGGACGGTACAGCTACGTGGGGCACAAGCACCGCTGGCTACCTGACTCCACAGAAGATTGGCACGGGCACCCAGATCGCGTCTATCTGCCATCGCGGTTTCGCGTATGCAGTGGACGACGTTGCAATGTTGGCAGCGGGCGAAGACCCAATGCTTCACATCCGCAACCAGCTTGCCGATGCAATCAACAAGTTGAACAGCGCACGTCTGTTCTCGCAGCTTGCCGGTTTGTTTGGCACAGCATTGTCTGCCCATTCATTGGACAAGGCAGTTGCTGCAACTAGCGGACAAACCGAAACCAACTTCTTGACCGCAGCCAATTTGGCTGAGGCCCGCGCTGCCCTTGGCGAGCGTGGCGATGAGTTGGACACCTTGATTGTCCACCCATCCGTTGGTTTCTACCTGTATCAGGTTGGCCTTCTTACCTTCAGCACCTCTGCACTGGCCGCTGCTGGCGCAGTGACCTGGGGCGGTGGGGGCGTCGGCGTTGGAGCACGCTCCATCGGCGAGTTTGCAGGCTGCAACGTGATCATGGATCCACAGGTCAACACTGTGATCCCTGGAACGTCAGGCGACGTCAAGGAGTTCCGCTGCTACCTGATGAAGGGTGGTTCAGTTCTGGAAGGCGTCCAGCAGGATCTGCGCATTGAAGCAGACCGCAACGTGCTTTCGAAGCAGGACGTACTTTCTGTGGACTACCACACCGCCTATCACGTGATGGGCACCAAGTGGACGAGTGCTGGTGACAACCCCACCAACGGCACGCTGGCCACTGCTGGCAACTGGTCAGCCACCTACGACACCGACCTGATCCCAATGGTCGAGCTGATCGTCAACAGCCCACTGGACACCAGCGCAATCGCCTGATACGTCCAGCAAAAGCTGATACTGCCCCGCTTCGGCGGGGTTTTTTATTGGGCTAAAATCAAAGAAAGTATTCCTGCAGTCCTGTGGCCGCAACAATCGATGCCACATTAAAGGGCGAAAACTCCAACAGCTATGTAACGCTGGCGGAAGCAAACGCCTATTTCGAGACCGTCCCAAGTTCTTCAACCTGGGACGATAAAACTGACGACCAAAAGAACCGCTCCATCATCAGCGCAACCCGCTGGATCGACGTACTTAACTTTTACGGCGACCGTTGCAGTAATGGCCAAGCCCTGAGCTGGCCGCGCAACAACTACCACGTTGACCGGGTGGAACTTACATGTTCCGTCATCCCAGCAGACATCAAATACGCCACCTATGAGCTGGCGCGTGCGTTAGCAAATGACACCGATGCCGTCACTGGTAACACCGGAACCGAAGGTTTGTATGAAGAAGTCGAGCTAGGCGAACTAAAGGTGAAGTACAACACAGATAGCCAGGCAACTGGATCTGTGAACAACATTTTTGATGTCTACCCGTGGTTGCAGTCTTACCTTGGAGCCTTCACCCTGGGCGGCTCTGGGGGTTATCAAGTGCGCGTTGTTAGAGGATGAAATGTCAAGAATAGACGACACCTTTTCACCGATTCCAGCCCAGATCTTTAACGACTGGGGGCAGGACATCACGTACATCAAGACCACTACACCCCGCGCCTACGACCCAACCACAGGGGCTGTGACTGGAGCGGACACCAACGTCACAGTAAGGGGCATTATCAGCCGCCTGACGCCCCGCGAATCCGAGGGCTTGTATCAAAGCACGGACGTAAAGATCTTGATTGGTACGGCAGAACTTGGCGATTATTACCCAACAGAGGCCGACCGTGTGCAATATCCGCAGGCAGGCGAAACCCGCGAAGCCAAGATTATCAACATCTTGACCTATCGTGGTGACAAGCCTGTGTACCACACCCTTATCGTGAGGCCACAGTAATGGCTAAAGGTTTTGGGATAGGCAAACAACTAGACCGCGACGTTTCATCGGCTCTTTTAATCGGTGCCATTAAAGCTGCGGAGCTCACAGTAGACGAGTTACAAGAGGAAGGCCCTAGTTGGACAGGCCGTTTCTCTAATTCTTGGCAAATTCAAGGCCCGCAAGGACAGCAAGTTAAGGGTGACGGTGGTCCAGGAGATGCCCGACCACTCAGATTTCGTGAAGGTCCGTTTACTGGACCGCAAGCAGCAGCAACGCTTTTAAGGACCAAAGTAACTACGGATAAAGTTGTATTTACTATTTCAAACTTTTCGGATCACGCAGCGGAAGCTACTGATGCCGTGGAACATGACAAAACTTACTATCCAAAAGGTTGGGCAATATCTCCAGATGGCCCACAAACCTCACAAGGTCAAGCCAACTTTGACCCGGTTAATGGTGGACGTAAAGACAGTAGTCGTAGAGGGGATACAGGCGGCGGTGATCCAAAAAGCATCTCAAGTCGTACAGCCCCCTTGGACTGGTTTGCAACTTTTGCAGAAGGAGGCCGCCTAGACAAAGCAATTAAAATAGAAATGGACAAAGCCTTGGCAAAAGCGTTTAGAAAATGAACTACCAAGCGATCCGGGCATCAATGGAGAACCCGTTACTGACGGCATTTAACAACCTTGTACCAGCAGTTCCTGTTTACTTTGACAACATCACTGCCGTTCCACCAAATACGACCACCGAGTACGTCCGCGTCAACATCACGTTTGGCCTAACCAACGAACCAACACTCACCTCTAGCTTAGAT